TCCCGGTTCCGCCAGAACCGACGTTGTAGGCAATCCGGGTCATGAGCGGGTGGGCCTGAAAGAAGTCGTACCAAGTCTTCCAAGTGACCGCCGTATTCCGGTACTCCGTGGTCTCGTTCGTGTAGCAATCGATCTGCCCGCGTACTGTTCCGCCCATGTTCCCCTACCTCACGAAAGAATGCCGACCGTATCGTATCGAATGGTGTCGCCCGCATCGCCAGCGGTGAAAATGACGCGCAGCTCATAGACGTGCACGACGTTGTAGATCGTCCCATCGTTGGGATCGGAGCCCGGCACGGTAGGCGTTCCGCTCGCCGTGAGCGCAACGCTCTCGCGCACGATGGCGTTCGTTGTGGAAGACGTGATCGTGGCTCGAAGGTCGCCTGTGACTGGCGCGTTCGGCGGTCCCACATCGTAGAGCCGCAGCTCGACCGTGGGTGCGATGCCGCCCGCGTCCGCAAGGAAGCCTACGATGTACAGCTCTAGATCGACCTTGCCCGCGCCGTTAGGGTCTAGCTCGAAACGGCCGATGCGCGTTTCAACTAGGGTAGCGGACTGCTCCCACTCGCCTTCGACAAGTAGGGGAATCCTGTACTCAGGGTTGACGTTCTCTATGCCCGATGCGCCTGCGTATCCCATCGATCAAGCCTCTAATCCCCGTACGTGGAAAAACGCATCCGCCGCACTCACGGTGAGCGTGGGCAGCGTGGTGCTGATCATCGCGTAGCACCCCGTCGTGAACTCAAACTCGCCGCCCGGAAACGACTCGCTTGCCTCGCCCGCGGCGGGAATGAGCCCGCGCCAGTCGGGCACCGCGGCCAGCGTTGGCGGCGTAGTGGTATCGAAGAGCATGAGGTAGCGAACCGCGACCACGGAAGGGTCGAGCAAGACGCGCAGCTCTCGGATATCCCCGGCCCCCGTGCGGAGTAGCGCACCGGCTTCGGCGACTCCGACCGTATCGTATTTCCAACGCGCCGCCGTAGCCTCGATACCGACGATGAACGGATTGCCAGCAACGCCCGCGTGTACGCCGTCCTCATCTACGGCAGCGAATGTTTGAATCCGCCGTGTCGAAGGGTCCGTGAAGATCAGGAAGGGCTGTTCTCCTACATCATTCGCGCGTTCTACCGTTGTTATTCCGAGTGCCATCTTATTCCCCTACACGAGCGTGATATTGGCGGCCGTGATCCGCGCGACCTGATCATCGAGAATCACTTGATCTGCGGGCGGTGTGGAGCCCGTTAGTATTTGGAACCGAAAGTTGTACATGCCGGTCACCCCCATCGCGCGTTCGATGATCTCGCTCACGATCACGTCGGCTCCGATCGGCAAGTTGTTTATGTATGCCTGAATCACGGTGTCGACTTCGGCCGCAACCGTCACGGTGTCGAAGCCCCCAAGCACACTGACTGACGCGGTTATACTTTGGGGCACGAGTGTGGGCGGAAGGGTGTAGACCTGAATACCGCCGGCCCGAACCCCCGGATACACGAGCGGGTTCAAGGGGTCGCCGTCTATGACTTTTTGGGTCTCTTGAATGAGCCCCGTGTAGTAGCGGTAGGTCATGCGCACGGCGTCGCCCGCGGCGAGCCCCGTGGGGTAGCTCACTGCGGTGAACACGATCTTGCCTTGCGCGGCATTGAAGTTGTAGTCCGTGTCGATCACTTGAACGACGTACCCGCCGCCCGTGTCGACTTCGAGCACAAAGCTCCCGTCGTCACGGATGGGCTTCTCCCCCGAAAAGGCTTGCACTTCCCCACCCACGGCCGATGCAATCACGATTTCGGGTGTGCCGATGAACGTGTCGTCAGACTCATCGACACTGCCGGTGCCGTCGTCGATGTAGAGCTGGACCGTCCCGTTCGGGATAATGGGCTCTTTCAGGTTCGCGAAGAGCACGCGCCGGCCATCGGCCAAGGTTACGTTGTTCGCGAAGCTCTCAATAGCCGTAGGCGTCGCACGGCTGATCGCCTGGACGTAGGCGCGGATGCGCGCGCGGAACGCTGCATCGCTTTCGCGGTCGGCGGAGTTGGTGATCGCCGTCCCGTTGGTAACCGTGGTGACCCCTGGAATACGGCTTACGAACTGATTGATGCTCCCCGCAGCGACGTTGCCCCGTGTGCCTGCTTCGATGGCGACCACGGTGATCGGAAGGGAGTCTGTGCTGCCGGCGAGAATCGAGCCCGCTGCGGTCGTGTGGAACTTGATCTGCCCCTGAGCATCCGTGGCGGCCACGATGGTGCCAGTCGGGATGGCGGTCGTTCCAATGATGCCAGGGCGGGAAAAGACGACTGGACCCGATCCTTTCAAGGCTTCGCGGCGCACGATCGTGCCCGGTACGATCTCCGCTGCGCGCGCGTCCAGATCGGAGCCAGTGGCCTTGTCGATCGCGAAGAGATCGCGAAGCCGGCTCATTTGGAAGTATTGCTCCGCGTCTTCTGACGCCGCCGCCGCAATCAAATGGTAGATCACGCTGTTGCGAGTGAGCCCCGTAAGGTTGGAGCGGGCCACTGCGCGAGCCACCATATCGCGCTCGATTGCCGGTCGGGTTCTAGGGGTGAAAACTGGCACGTTAGAATTCTCCTGTTGCCGTACCAAAGGGCAAAACTAGGTTCACGCCCGTCTGGTTTCCGCGTAGCCGGGGTGTGATCTCTTGCCTGAGCACGTCGTTTTCGAGCGTGAGCTTCGTATCCTCGATGCCCTCTACGCGAGGGTCGGCCAAGATGCCCTCGCGCAAGTTGAGAGCGGTCAACAGCATGTGCTGGATGGTGCCTTTGACGCCCACGGAGCGCCGCACGCCGACTTCGGGCACGTAGACGGTCGAGCCCCGCTCCGTGCGCACGGTGACCTCCGTACCTTGAATGACGTTATCGATCCCCCGCTTTAGGTCCACGTCCGTGAGCGACTGTGCGATTTGGAGATCGAACTCGTTGTCTTTGAGCACCGTCGTGTCGAGCGCCATATCGATACCGTACAGAAGCTCTTCGGCCGTCAGATAGCTATTGGAAGGCTGCCCGGTGTCACCCGCCGTGCCCTCACGTACCGGGATAAGGATCACGTCCCCTGGTTTCAGCACACCGGGACCACCCCCTTCGGCGATGTAAGGGAACGAAAGGTTGTTCGCGAGGATAATCAGCTCCGGGGGCGCTTGGAACTGGTTCGCGAGCCCCTGGATCGTCGTGGTCCGGTCTACGCGCTCCCGCGCCACGCCCGTGTACTCGCTAATATCGATCGTGTCCGCATCGCCGCCGGAGCCGAGCGCGAGCCGGGTGCGCGAGCCTATGTCTGCGCCGGCCGATCTGTTGGCCAAGTCGTCGGCCGTGAGCCCTTGCTCGCCTTCGTAGCGTTCTAGGGTGTCTTGGATGCTGGACGGGCCGAACTTCTCAGGAATGGCGAGGATGCGATCTAAGGCGCTCTCTAGCCGCCTGAGTTGCCTAGAGCCTGTTTCGGCCACGGAGCCGGGAGTGAGCGTTGCGGCGCTGTTGGCGAGCCTGTCAGCGGCGTTCGCTAGGTCCGTAGCGACGTTGGCTGCCAGCTCTAGCGGGTAGTTGATGAGCGCCACGGTGCCATCGAGCACTTCGCCCACGCCGTTGATCAGCTCTGCGGCCTGCACAAGCACTTGTTCGATGTTCTGGACGCGGGCCTTGATATCCCCAAGTTGCGACGTGGCTTCGGCGAAAGACGCGCGGGCATCGTGGAAGGCTTTGCTCAGGGTATCGAGCGCCTTGGGGATGGCCAAAAGGTTGGTTGGGACCGTGGCATCGCTGATCACGGCCATCGTGATCCGATATTCGTAGTGCAAACGCGTGGCTTTGGCGTCGCGCGGGGTCTCAAAGCTCCGGGGCACGACCACGAAATGGTCATCATCCCGCATCGAATGGAAGACCATTTGGATGAAGCTGGCGATCTTCGGGTCTTGCTTTAGCTTGCCGTAATCGCGGAACAGATTGCGCAAGTGGATGAAGTGCTCATTGCCGGAGCGCGAGCCCTGATCCCCGTTGAATGACGGCCCCCGCTTTTCGGTTATCCCGAACGTGCCGCCCAAGGTGACTTCACGGATGATCTGCCCGTTCTCTTCGGCGACTACGAAGTTGTCTTCGGTCGGCGTGAGCGTGGACTGGAATGGTTCACTTAGGATGTAAGTGCTGGGATTCAGCGCGAAGCTATGGACGGCCAACGGCTGGCGCTGATTGCGCGTATCCCGCACTTCGATGGCGAACCCGGAGCGGAAGCCCGTGCGGATATCGCGCAGTGGTGCCGAAGCGAGATCATAAGCCCCGATCTCGATGTTCCTCGGACCCGCCGATCGCACCCCACGCTCTCTAGCCATTCCGACGCTAGCTTACCCTTGGAAGCGGCTACCGCGCCACGATGGCCCGCTGATTATCCTTTAGAGAATGGGGGTGGCCACTGCGGCGGCGGGAGGGATCGTAACAGCGACCGTCCAGCCAGCTAGGAAAGTGTGGATCGCGGTCCCAATGGAGTTGGCTTGCGTGGCCGCGCTCGTGCCGGCTTCGGGCGCGTCGAAAATGGGCTTTAGTACGTTGGCCAGCGTGCCGGGCGTGGACGCGGCTGGGATGGCCGGCGGAGCGATCGTTGCTGGGGCCACGGCCGTGAATGTCGTGGCGACCACGAGCGCGGTGCATGCGTCTTCGAAGGCTTGTGCGGCTTCGGTGGGGGTCGAGTTGTCTCCCAAGGGGCTGAGATCGGCGTGGGTCACGCCGGGCGTGAAGAGCGTCGCGCTACTGACGCCACCACCGACTGCGGCCGTGATCCAAAGAGCTTCGATAGCATCGCCGGTCTCTATGATATCCCGCGCTTCGGGTGGGTTGGTCCACAAGCTCGTAAGATCGCTGATCAGATTGGCGGCGACCATCGTCATGGCTACTTCTTTGTCTTGCTCAGGTCGGAAAGCAGGGTCGCGTCCATGGGAACAGTCGGCACATCGGAAGGCCCGACGCCCGTGGGATGAATGTGGTCATTGAAAAACTGCATGAAGCTATCCCCCAAGACGACCCGCTCATCGGCGCTTTCCCCTAGGTCGACCCGGAGCTGCGCGCCGTCTTTGAACACTTCGAGCACGTCTTCGTCTTCGCCCATGGCGATGGTGAACTTCTGGCCTTCCTTGACGCGGAGCCGTATGTCGCCGGTCGCGACGGCATTATCCTCCGTGGAGCGTTCCTGATACGCCCCCACCGTATCGATCAGCACGTCGCCGTTGGCGTTCACGCGGATCTCCGCGCCTTGGTGGTGCACGTAGTATTCGTTCGCGTAGGGTGAGCCTCGCTCTTCGGCGCCGTTGCCTTCGGTCCAGCCGTCGCCATCGCGCAACACGCGATTGGTACGCTCGTGCGTGAGCGCGCCCGTGATCAGTGGGTAGTCCGGGTTCCCTTCGACGAACTGGATCGCGACCATATCGCCGTCCATGTCATCGAACGGCGTCGCCACGCCTTCGAAGCTCCCGTCATCATTCTGCACTTGGAAGCGCAGCTCGTTCTGGCCCGTGATCGTGCGCGTGGCAGCCTTGGGAATCCAAGGTGCGTGCGCTTCGTTGATCCCGAACGCGCGCTGCATTACCGGGACGTGCAGCAAAGTTTGGTGCGTGCGCACAAGGATCACGTCGCATTCGACCTGAGCGGGGCGCCGGTTCTTTTCGTTGTCTTTGAACTCGCCCCCCTCATCGACAAGCGGGGGATAGGTCTGGACTACAAGCCCGCGGTAAATGCCGAGCCGGGGCACCATCTTGCCGTCGCGAGCCGACCGTTGATCGCGCACATCGAGACCCGACTGCACCACCGGGCCACCGCGCGTTCGAATCGTATTGTAGCGACTCATGTGTTCTCCGGCGTGCTGATCTTAGTGCCCCTGTTCAAGTCGTCTTCGGAGAGCGATAGATCGGGCTGCGCGGGCGCTTCTTTGGGCGGAAGCGGGTCTTGCGACTCCCCCAAGGCGACCTGCAATGCTTGCGCGGTCAACGGATTGCCCACGGTGGGCACGCTCTTGGGGGCGCCCGTCTTGGTACGCGCGGCTTTCTCATCCTCGCTTCGCGCCGGAATGACCTCATCTTGCGGGGCGCGCGTTTGGGCCTCAATAGGCTGCGGGTCGTCGGATTGCTTCACGTCAGAGAGCGCCTTGCTTGTGGTCGATCGCTCTTCGTATTGGGCGTACAGCGCATCTAGTAGGTTCTCCCCATCGATCTGCCCGTGCGTGACCGTGATCGTACTCGTGCCGGCCCCCGGATAGGACCAGTTATGGGTTACGGATTCGATGTAGTAGACCACCCGGCTGCCATTGTGGCGCTCTTCGCGTACGCGCTCGCCCACACGGAGCCCCGGAAGTAGGCGCGTGGTCGTGATCGTGCCGCTGAGCTGGCCCGGCGCCACGCCGTACCAATCATGCGCGCGTTTGAGCCAGTTGGCGGCGAGCGTAATGAAGTTTTGGCCGATCTCTTTCAGCTCGCCGGTCTCATCCTTTTCGCGTTTGTAGAGCGGTAGGAAGTTGGTGGTGACCACGTACGGGCGGATGCCATGCCGCTGCATCGAATCGAGATTGATGATCGGGATCGCGCCGGGCTTGTAGGGCTCTTTGCCGATGCTGTGCGTGAGCGCCTGAGTCGAATACTGGTCGCCGAGCACGCCCCCGTGCAAAAGCCAGTAGTTGTACCGATTCGCCGCTCCGCCCTTGGCCAACTGCCAGCCGCGCACCATGCCTACTTTCAGGTCGAAGATCGGCGCGTTGTCCCAAAGCGTCAGACCGCCCACGCCTTCGGTGCGAAAGATGCGCTCGCGCAAGTAGAACGCGGGGCGCCACGCTTTTTTGTTCTGGTCGTAGGCTAGGTCGAGCCACATCTCATTGATGAGCCCGTTGCAATACTGTTGGAGGATATCCCAAAGCGCCGCACCCCCTTGCTGGTCCGGGTTCAAGATGCTCATGTCGAGCGTTTCGCCGTGCCCGCGATCCATCTTTTGGATCGTGTCTAAGTTGAGCGCGTCGTAGAAGTTTTCCACGCCAGCGATCTTGGCGAGTGATTGCGGCAAGCGGTATTGCCGTGATGCCAGCCCGTTGTTCCCAAGCCACCGCTTCAAAATGTCTTTGATCACCACGTCGGGCGGCCCTAGCGCGGGTTGGGTATTGTAGGCTTGGAGCATCGCGGCGAACATTTCGATGCTCGACACTGCGAAGAGATTGACGATGGTTTTCGTGTCTTCGAAGACCTTGCCGATATCGCGACCCGTGATCGTATAGGTCTCCGTGCGCTGGCCCGAACCTTGGCGCTGGACGTTCTCTACGATCGAATCGATCATGCCCCAAAGCAAGGGACGCCGTTCCCCGTCAATGATGTACGTAATGCGGACCCACACGCCTTCGGGAGCCGGGAAAAGCTGAGCCCACGACTGGTTCTGATCCGTGGGCTTTTTCATCGTGATCTGAAACGTGCCCGAAGCGCCGCCAAGCCCTTTGGTAGTCGTCACGCCGACGATGCGGCCAAGCTGCGGGTGCGAACCGAACACCACCCCATCGAAGTTGTCATCCCCCTCAGAGTGAAACGCGACTTCGCATCGAGTGTTGGCGTAGGTCTCTCCCATCTCAGGCCGGCAGTCCTAGATCCGACTCGTTCATGGCGTCTAGCTCTTGCAGCCTACGCGCGCCGCCAACGGCTGCTTCTAGCCCGTCCACGATCTGTTTGCGCGGGTCTAGGCTCGCCGTTGGCCCCGATCCCGACACCCCGGTGCCCTTGCCGAAGCCTTCGACCGCATCCTTGGCGACCTTCTTATCGCGGTCGCGCTTGCGGTGGCGTTCCACCTTCTCTTCGGGGCTCTCCCCCATGGTTTTGCCGATGAAGTCGCCGACCGCATCCCCCGCGGTCTCTACCGTGTCCGTGAAGGTTTCGAGCGCGCTACCCGCGCCCTCTATGACAAGGGCGCTTAGGCCGCCCTCTTTGTAGGCCGCCAGCATGTCTTTGAGCGTTTCCGTGGTTCCGCGGATGGCCTTGGTGAACGTGGGAAGCGTTTCTTTGGCTAGATCCAGCTCCAGCCGGTTGATCTCGCGCGCTGCGGTCTGCGACTGCGCCCCCATCCCCACGCGCTCCGCTTCGAGCCCGGCGACGTAGCGTGCTTCGCCTAGGCCCTTGGCAGCGCCCTTAGTGCGTCCGCGTTGGTAGTCTTTGCCCTTTGCGGTGCCTTCGGTCGCGTCGTCCGTGACTTGACCCTTTCCGCCCCCGATGGCTCGCGCTTGTTTCGCGCTGAGCTTGATCCCGGCGCTCTGCGCGAATGCCTGAGTGACGAGCTGCCCTACGCCCTCATCTCCGCCGCTGACTTGGCGGAGCTTGTTGAACATGCTCTCCGTGATCTCATCGGGATTCTTTTCCATGTAGAGCATCGCATCGGCCAGATTCCCGCCGCTCATGTCGAGTGCTTCGCGGAGCATCATGTTCTTGGCGAAGCCGCCACCGCCGATGCCCGCAGCATTCGCGACGGCCCCTTGCATG